ACCTATAGAAAGAGTAGAAGCACTCTCAGATATCAGTAATCTCTTTTACCTTAGTGGAGCTGGTATTGTCGGTGCATACATGGGTACAACAGCTTGGATGAGTAAAAAATAGGAGAGGAACTATGGTACAACCAAAAGGTGTTATTGAAGAAAGATATATTAGAAGAAATACAGCTGAACCTTTTTACTTATCGGTGAGCAAAGGTCTTGTAGCAGGACACGAATCATTACATAAGTTTGGAGCTAACTTTCAGGTTAACTCAACAACAGATCCAGAGAGTATTTGGACAGCTGGTGGACTATATCCATGGTCTTCGTTAAATACTGAACAGACTTTATATGTTATATCTACAAGTGCATCTGATACAGGCGATATCATATTAGAAGGATTAGATAGTAATTATAATAAAATAACTGAAACGGTTACAATGACTGGATTAACTGCAGTAACAACCACAAATCAGTTTAAAAGAATATACCGTATGCAATATCAAGGTACGGTTTCAAACGTAGGAACAATAACTGCAAGAACAACTTCTGGAACAGGAACTGTAGTTGCACAAATTGATATAGGGTATTCTCAAACACTTATGTCAATCTACACTGTACCTGCAGGCTGTACAGGTTATTTACTGGCAATAGACTCCTCTGTAAATAAAGGTGAACAAGTACAAATTAATTTATATAAAAGGGAATTAAATGAGCCTTTTAAAATACTTCACTTAACAGAACTTTTTGAAAGTACCTATCACTTTGATTTTTCAATACCTCTTAAATTACCAGAAAAAACAGATATTGATGTTCGTGCAGTAGAAGTCGGAACGAATAACACAAGAATAACAAATACATTTGACATGTTACTAGTTAAAGAAAACAGTACAGGATATTAAAATGGCAGAAAGAAAAAAAGTAGTTCCTTTAAAGAAAAGTAAAGGAACAATGAAAGGTCAAACGGTAGGTGGTGGACACAAGCTCTCAGTCAAAGAAGGTGCTGGTATGACTGCCAAAGGTGTAGCCAAGTACAGAAGAGATAATCCTGGAAGTAAGCTAAAAACAGCAGTCACAGGTAAAGTTAAACCTGGAAGTAAAGATGCAAAGAGGAGAAAATCATTCTGTGCCAGATCTAAAGGATGGACAGGTGAAAGAGGCAAAGCAGCAAGGAGAAGATGGAAGTGCTAATGGAATGGTGGGAAGCCTGGCTAGTTGTAGCCATAACCATAAATACTTGTATAAACACAATAGTGTTTTTTAGAGGTCGTAAAATATTAAGAGCAGGAGTCTCAAATGAAAACAACAGCAACACGATACATTCAGAACGTAACACAAAGTAGTCCAGCAAAGAACAAAGTCAAAAGAAAGACAGAGCTATCTAAACCTGGAAAGTATGAAAAGAAAGTTATGGAAGCCAGTAAACCTATATACACTGGAAGAGGCACGCTATGAACGGTTATAAAGAGGCTGTCAGTGATGAACAACTTATAGTTCAGATTGAATCAGGAATTCAAGCCAGTAGTGGCGATTGGTTAAACAGTTCAGATCTCTCACAAGAGAGATTAAAAAGTACATACGAATACGCTGGTGTGGCAATGGATCACCTTGCACCTCAAGGTGTGAGCACCATAGTTGACACAAGCACAACAGAAGTAATTGAAGCATACACAGCAGTTTTATCTGATTTGTTTTTAAACAATCAGAAATTAGCTCGGTTTATTCCTTATGATGATACACCTGGAGCTTTTCAAGCTGCAAAGGATGCTAGTAATGTAGTAAATTACTGCATATTTAAAAAGAATAAAGGATGGGAAATACTCCAGACTTGGATGAAGTCAGCTCTCCTTTGGAAAAATGCTATTATAAGATGGGATTATATTGAAGATTACGATTACGTCATTGAAGAGTTTGATGAAATCGATGAAGCTAAGTTAGATGAAATTCTTGCAGATGAAAATATCGAAATCGTCAACGAGCTAACGCTCAATCCTAATTCAGACAGAATATCTTATATAGACGTTAGACTAAGGAAAAAGATAAATAAGAGCAGAATCAAACTAGAGTGTATTCCACCTGAATCATTTAGAATATCTAATGAAGCCAGAGAAATAGAGGATGCAAACTACGTAGGTATACAGTCTGAGATGACAAGGTCAGAAGTAAGACAGTACTATCCTGAGTGGGGGGAAAGTATAACAGAGGATGAGTGGGCTGAATTAGATACAGGTGACGATTGGCTTGGTAGTGGAAAATACAGCGAAGACGTTGCTGCAAGAAAAGAGATAACAGGACAACGTTATTGGCAAGGATATGAAGGTAAATCAGGCTATCCACTAGAAGCTAATCAACTAGTCACATTGACAGAATCATGGATTAGAGTTGATAGAGATGGTGATGGTATAGCAGAACTTAAACACCTCATTACTGTAGGTGGTCATATACTATTTGAAGAGGATTGTGAAAAAATCCCATTGGCAAGTATTGTACCTATAGATATACCTCATGAGTTCTTTGGTTTATCAATGGCAGACTTCACTAGGAGTAGTACTTTAGCTAGTACTGCTATACTAAGAGGTTTTGTCGAGAATACATATCTCACCAACTACAGTCCAAAATTAGCTGATCCAAATGTCGTGGATTTTAGTGCATTGCAAAACATGAAGCCAAAACAGATTATCCCAACCAACGGTAATCCAGCAGCAGCAGTTGCAGCACTACCACCAGAAGCTATTTCAACAGGTACTGTTCCGTTGCTAGAACACCTTCAAATGATTAAGGAACAAGCAACTGGAATGTCAAAGGCTGCACAGGGTTTAAACGATACTCTCTACGTTTCTGGAAACTCTGAACAGAAGCTTTCAGCTGTACAATCAGCTGCTCAAAAGAGAATCCAGCATATTGGGCGTAGATTTGCTGAAACTGGATTTAAGCATTTAATCACAGGTGTTTATGAAACCATGGTTAAAAACATGAAGGCTAAACAAAGTATTTATTCCGATGGTGTTTATAGAATGGTAGATATTTCTAAGTTACCTAAGACCATGGATGTTGAAATCTTTTTAGATATTGGTGAAAATAGTAATAGTACAAGAATACAAAAACTGGGAAAAATAGGTTCAGAAATATTACCTGCATTAAATCAACAAGGGATGGGTTTAGTTGTTAAACCAGAAGCTGCAGCAGTCCTTGCAACCCAATTAATAGAGTCAATGCAACTTAACAGTAACGATTATCTTGAAGATTACACTACTGAAGAGTTTAAACAAAGAGCTGCTGAAGATATGCAAAAAGATTCTGGACTCAAAAGATCAGCTGAGGAACTAAAGAATCGTAAAGCACAAGCAGATGCAGCACTCGCAGAAGCTAACGTTGCATATACGGATGCACAAAGTAAAAATACAATGGACGATAATGCTAAACAATTAGCAGTATCTATCGATAAACACTTTCAAGAGTGGGCAGATTTAACTATCAAGGCTACTAAAGAAGGTGCTGAGTTACCTCCTCATCCTGATTACGCTAATGTAATTATGATGGCAAGAGAACTTTTAAACCCAAGTCCTCCTCCGCAGGAGCAAGGACAACAGCCAATGATGGAAGAACAACCACAGGAGATAATATAAAATGGCAACAGTAACAATTAATGCAACAGGTACAGGCGGTACACAATCAGGCACAGTAACAACAGCTGCAGGTGCAGGTGCTGGTATTATATTAGTCGCTAATGATAGTGATTCAGCTATTGTATTTGACGTTGCAACAGCTGGTACAACTGTACAATCAGGTGTACAACTACAAGCTAAAGAATTTAAGAAAATAACAGGACTGAATGATGGTGCACAAACATTAGTAAACCTAAAGACCACACACGGTACAGTCGCACAAAAGAATGAAGTGGTTTATAACTACTTAATAGCTTAACAATAACCTATGCTCAATGCCTAATGGATTGAGTATTAACTATCTTGCTTAATAAAGGAGAAACACATGAATATGTTTTTAAATAATAGCCCAATACCTTATACAATAGGATTCGAAAAACTTTTTGATCAACTAGATGAGTTTATTCATCATAGTAAAAAATTACCTTCATATCCACCTTATAACATAAAGAGAAATGGAGATAAATTCACTATTGAAATGGCACTCGCTGGTTTTTCTAAAGATGATATTGAAGTCACTGTTACCGAAGATATGTTAACAGTCTCTTCTAATAAAGAAAATTCTAAAAAGGATGAGCTATACAAAGGTATATCTGATAGGAAATTCACTCGTAATTTTTCTATGGCAGATGATATAGTCGTTAAAGATGTTAAATTAAAGGACGGCTTATTAACTATTGAATTAGAGAGAGAAATTCCTGAAGAGAAAAAACCAAGGAAAATAAAGATTGGATAAATATAAACAGACAGCCGAGAAGAGGCTGGGAAATAAAAAGTCTTATGGTCATCATAAAGTCCACCCTGAAGAGTTAGC